AAAAAATTACTTTTAGAAGTCCAAAAAAAATATTTTATTGAATGTCCTTTAAAGTCTAAAAAATCACCTCCGTAATTAAATAAATTTTCTAAAAAATTTCGTCTTCTTATTCCGAATTTATTATTTCTAAATTCTACTATTTCGTATTTCATAACCTATAAATTTTTAAGCGCCCACTCGGCATATTTAATTATCTTTTGAAAATCCTCTTTATCTTGGTCTTTTTGTCTCCAGCAATATTTATCAATATTAAATTTGCAAATCGCTATAATTTCCTCCTTACTTAAATTCGCCTCAGCTCGCTCAAAGGTATCGATACCGATTTGATATTGCTTTGGCTTTTTGACGTATGGATTTGTCATTGTCTCAAAAAATTCTTTACTCATAATATAAAAAATAAACCCTCCTCGATTGCTACCGCCAAGCGCAAAAGAAAAGGGATATTAAATACTTTACTTTGGCGGTTGTACAAATATAATAATATTATTTTATTATATCCAAATTATTTTTGTATAAATTTAAAAATATGTTCAATTATTGGCAAAGTCCAGCCGTCTCCTAATAATGAGCCAGCCTTTGCGGTTGTCAAAATATTACAATAGTCGTCAGGGAAACCTTGCAAACGACACATTTCAACCTTATTAACCGTCCTAACAATTCCGTCCTTATAACTATATAAATTATTTGACGACTCCATTAAGCAAGGAGATTTTCCTTTTACAACTCGTCCTCGTCTAGTGGTTGAAGTTGGAAACGATAAATCAATACAATCGTTCTCAGTAACTACGTCAAATCCTTTAATTGTATTTGTTTTAACTCTTAACTCATTATTTTCATAAATTAATAAAGTTCCAAACTTTTCTCTATTAATTAAATAATTCTGAGCCTCTTTTGATTTTTTATCTTTATGTCCAAAAGAATTGTATAAACCAGCTAATAAACATTTGCTTTTATCTCTTTTAACTTCTCCACTTGTAATTATATCCTTAAACATTATTCCCCTATCTTTTGGCTGAGGTATATCTGTCACAATATCTCCAAACATTCCGTCTTGACGTGTTCTTATATTGCTCCAGTAGTAACGATCACGTAATTGAGCAGTTACTAACGAACTATTAATCCGAACAGGATAAACTCCTAAAGCTCGGCTCATAATTCCAACGTCCAACTTTGACGCACTTCCAACGTTCTCTTGTAAAAATAAGACGTTCGGATTGAGTGATTTTATATGTTCTAAAATTTCAATAAAGACAAAAAACAGACTTGACTTTTTGCCATTAATACCGGCACGCTTTCCAGCTGCACTCAAATCCTGACAAGGAGAGCCACTCAATACCAAATCAATAGTTTTCCAATCAATATCCCACTCACGCCACTTGGTAACGTCTCCGACTTGGATTGTGTCAGGGAAGTGATATTGTGTCAATTCAATTGCGTATGGCTTAATCTCTGAGCTGTAATATTTGTCAACTTTTATACCAACGTTTTCTAAGGCTTGGCGTCCTGTATTCATTCCATTAAATAGTGATAGTACGTTCATTTTCTTTGAAGATTTTAAGTGTGTAATCCTTTTTTTTAAGTACGGTTTTATAAATATCGAGTTCGATCCCTCCTTTGCTGAAAATCCAAAAGATTTCATTCGATTGTCGTTGCATTGTCGTCAATCTATCTCGACTTTGCCAGTAACTTGTTGCGCTAAAATCGATATTATAATAGACTAAGTATTTAGCATTTTTTAAACTTATTCCCTCACGACCGGAGATAATTTGTAACGCAATACATTTTTCACTATTGTCAAACTCTTCGACATTGTCCGTCAATTCATTTCCGTAAACTGATTTTAAAGCGTTAAACTCCTCTTTAAACTTATAAAAAATCGCTATTTTTATACCTTTGAATTTGTTATGTATAAATAACGCCTTATTCTTATCAATTACTTTACTCGTTCCGTCCTCAAATTTGCAAGTTCCTGAGCTTAGTTGGTGGATTTTTTGCATTAATTTAACTCCAGTATCTCCGAGAATAACCTGTCCGTCGGTATTCTTAACAACTAAATTCTTTTTGAGCTTGTTAATTATCAAATTTGTGATAGGTTGCATTTCACATTCGAGGATCATTTCGTTAACTGAGGTTGTGAAACCCGCTTGAGCCTGTGTAAAAGTTATAATAAAGTGCTGTACCTTTCTTCTAATTAACTGCTCTTTGGCTTGAGAGTAATCTTTTATAACAGCGTAGCCTAAGCGTTTCTCTTTTATGTCAACGTAATCGACTGCCCACTTATAAAAGTTGTTATATTGTTTAAAAGGAGAGTGATCACTTACCCAAAATTGGTGATACCATTGGGAGTAACTCTCCGGCGTTGGCGTGCCTGATAAAAATATCATTGGGAGTTTTGAGTAACGCTTTTTAAATAACTGAGCGACTTTGTTCGGCTTTGGGAAAGCTCCATATTTGTGATGCTCATCCGAAACGACTAAGTCAAAATCGATATCCTCAATTTTATGTAAACTTTGATCGTTTATTATTACAATTTCAAACTCATAACCAAAATTAAAATGATCTCGCTCGATGCTGGAGATAGCTTTTTTCTTAGTTATAAATAATACCTTTTTAGCTCCAAATAGTTTACAAGTTTCCAACGCAATAGCTGTTTTTCCTATGCGAACTTCGCAACAATAATAAACTATTTTTTTATGTCTTAAAATTTCAACTCCCTCGTTAGCTAGTTTTGTCTGATATTCTCTTAATTTAAGCATAATTAAAAAGCTATATCGTCGTCTTCGACTAATTGAACATTATTGGAGTTAATTGTAAACCAACGCATTCCATTAGTATTTCCGTCAATATATTTTGCACCTATAAAATTGCAATACTTTTGCACCCAAATATTAAACTTTTTATTTGTCAACCATTTTTTGTAATCCTGGTACTCGGTTGTAAAATTATTAAAGTAAAATGATTTTTCGAGTCTTTGATTGTGAGGTACGTTTTCAATATCCTTAATCCATTCTAAAAACTCCATTGAAGTCTCAGCGATAAATTTACGCATTTTAATATTTTTGGCGTTTTGAGGTACTAAGCCCAATTTCAAATAAGATTGTAAACAATAAACCATATAATTATCAAAGCGCTTAAAATCCTCCTCGTCCCAGTCGTCGAATAGTTGGCGATTAAATTCGTCGTAAGGCGTCAAAGCCTTTCCGTAAAATTGTGCAAACTCAATCTCAAATCTACGACGATCATGAGAATTTCCCTCGCCTTTAATTGCGTAATTTGTAGAGATAACCATTTTAGGACTCTCCTCAACTTTTAATTTAATAGCGTCTTTATTTTTACGCTCAAGAGTCATTCCCTCAGTTACCAAACTAAATTTGCTCTCAAAGTCAAAATTCTTTTTAACGTCGTCAAATACCAATACTTGAGTCTCTGGAGATACCGTTTGGTAAGGAAACGATTTTTTATCGTCAAAAGATTTTCCGTCTAATATCGATATTTTTCTAATTTGTTTTAAACCCTGTACAAATAAACCCTTTCCAGTTCCTCCCTCCGGATTTTCGCTTATAACCTCATCGTTTAAGATTATAGCCTTATTATTCATTTTGTTTTTATACGTGCTTAAAAGATACCCAACAACGCACTCGATAGCGATAGGCTCGTTGTTACTAATATTATTTATAAATGTTTTATATTCGTTTTCAAAATCCTCACATTGAATAAAATCTCTTTGAATAATTTGAGACTTCCATACGTATCCGTCAACGTCAATATAGTCAACCAATTTAATAGAGTCTTTTGTGACTTCTAAAATACCATTTTCAAACGCGATATAAGATTTGGTTTTGGTATCTTTTAACATCATTAAATCGACGCTCTCAATCATTGACAAATAATTCTCTGAGAATATATTTTGATAACTAGCGCAATAATTCCAAACGTCAATCTCTCCTCGATCCATTAAGTAATTAAGAACGAAATCTTTTATTTTCTCGGCTGAGGTTTCAACTACTTTATTGGAGCTTATATAAATCCACGTTGCCTTTTGTGCGTCCGATTGAAAATATTTTTTAAAGCCGTTACGCTCTAAAAATAATCGGTACTTTAAATTATCAATTCGGAGTTTATTTTTGTCTCCATATTGCCAAAAGTCTTCGTGTTCGGATGCTTCCTTTATTTCGTTGAATGTACCCTCCGAAATACCATATTTTTCGATTACTTCCTTTTTACCTTTTTTTAAATCTACTTTTATTGAATCTATTTTATTATAATTCTCAAAGTATTTTATATCAAAATTACGTTTTTTATAAGCGGATTTTATTGTAGTTTTAGCCTCTGTCTCTGAGAAGTCTCCGATTACTACATTATTAAGAATATAACCCTCTGCATTGGATTGAGATATACCATATTCACAAAATGCACCGGCCAAATCAAAAATAAAAGCGTTTCGCTCTCCCTCTCTAAAATCTTTTTGCCAGTTCCACTCCATTATTTTAGCGATAATTTTATCTTGGTCGGTAACTGGTAAAAGTGGCACTCGTTCCGAAACGTTAAATCCCTCCTCAGGTAAATCAGGATTAAAAATTTCAGCCTCAGGATTAAAATAAATATTCGGATCGTATGACTCAAAACAAACTCGGTCGACGTTTGAGTTGCTAATATCAAAATAATCAAAATTAAATTCCTTTTGAAACTCTTTAAATACTTTCGGATGAGTTTCTTTTGTCAATTCATTTGATACTTTTATCACTCCTTTTATTCCTATTCCTGAGGGAGATATAAAAAGTAAACAAAAATGTTTATTTTGTTTTAAAGTTTCTAATTGTGAGAGCATCGTTTCAACGTCAGGATATTTGTCAAAATCGACAACCATTAATCCTGAATGTTGTTGTAATGAGTTTGAGTTTCTCTCGTTAAAAATACCAGCAAAAATAATACATGGTAATTTTGTTTTGTTTTCTTTAGCTCCGTTACGAACTAACTCGACAATTTCTTTTGAAGTTCCTTTTTTAATTCGATCAACAATTTTTTCGATTGGAACGTGAAAGGGTACGTCGGTTGACTTATATAAGTCTTTAAATACTGATACTATCATAGTGTAAAAAAATAGTCCCTAATACCAGCAGTGGTAGTTGCGTGGTATTAAGGACTTTATAAAAAGTTAATTATGGCTACCACTCCAAATGTTTTTCAAAGATAATAATTAATTTTATATAAACTAATTTTTTTTAATATTTTTTTAAATAGTACACATTCAACACATTTTTTTGGAAAAAGTACCCACCCATATAAAAATAAAAAATTTAAATATATGTGGGTATAGGGAAACGCTTTAAATGTGTACTAATTAAAAAAAAGGAGACCGAAGTCTCCTAATTAACCAACAATTAACTTAACAAATTATTAAAAATCCAAATCGTCATCCTCGATAGCCTCATCGGTTTCACTTGGTACGATTGCATCGATAGGCTCAGCCTTTGCTAAATACGTTTTTAAATACGCCTCCAATACATTGTAAGCCTCATCCGCTAAGTCTGCCTCTGAGTCGCTTAATGACTTCTCAAATGCAAAGCCTGGCGTTGTATATTTAACAGCTCCTTTTTTACCCTCAATAGCTTTGTCAACAACAACCCACTCATCCGTCAAACGTGATCGTGTTTTGGCTGTAAAATCTCCGTAACTTTGGCACGCTGCTCCCTTAAGTTGTAAGTTAGCGATTGAGCCGTCCTCAAGCATACAATAAACACTCTTTACATAATGTCCTCCAGCTGCTTTAACTTTCTCTTTAATGTCTTTGTAAAGTCCCTTAGCAATTTCGTTCCCTTTAAATGGTTTTACATTCATTTCGTCACGTGAGATAAATTTTACCTCATTGGAATTGATTTGACTTGAGCTTGCATCGTTCCAACCTTTAATCGTGTGCAATTCGTCTAAAACTAAAAACTTAAAAGGTAAAGGAATTGAGACGTTTTGTTTGCTTTCCTTGTCGTAGTAATTGAAAGCCTTGTCGTTTGATTTCCATTCAACGAATTTCGTTGCTGGATTGGTTTGTGGTTGTGCAAACGCTTGTTTTCTGTTTGAAATTGTACTCATAATTTTATTTTATTTATGGTCTGAAATTAAGATGCTCAAACCTTGCATCGGTATTATGATATTGCTAAATTATATAATTCTTTTTAATTAACAAAATTTTTCTGTATAAATTATTCACTCTCTCTGAATTAATACCTCGTTTATAATAAAAATTTATTACTCTTTTGATCCTTGTTAGTTCGCTTTGCTTACTCATAAACCTCCTCCAAATCTAAATAACGATAAGTATTTGTAAATTTACCCCAGTCAACTACAACCGGAAGTCCAGGAGAGCGTTTTGGATTTCCAAATTCATTTCCGATTTCAACTATCACTCCAACTTTATCGTTTGGATTATGCCTGTCGATTTCCATTGCGAAAATACTCGTTTCTTTTAACTTTACTTTTTGTCCTATTCTCATTTTATTTTTTTTTAATAATCTAAACTATCCTCTTTAACTATTTTTAATGTTTTTAAATCTACTATTTGACAATTACTATCTCTATCAATTAATGGTATATTAAGCCAATAATTATAAGCATCGTCAATAGTATCAAATATATCTATATAATCCTCAAAACCTCCACAAGGATAATAATTTGCAAATGTAAATAATAAATATCTTTTCATAATATTAAAATTTTAGTGATATTGAATTTTTGCGAGGCGTCGTTCCAACCTTTGGGACTTCATTACCATACGCATCGATAATCGTTTGTTTTTGTGCTAGCTTTAATAATTCAACCCTTGCGTCCAAATCGGCTTTTAATTCGCAATAAATTGGATCTTCATTGTAGTTTAAAGTATCTCCTCCATTTGTTGGAATAAACTCTACGCCGTAGTACTTTAATTTTTCAAAAGGTAAGTATTTTCTCATCTCTGAGTCTGCTGAATTAATAACCTCTTTTAAACGGCAAATATTTGCCATAAATTGGTGCTTGTCAACCTCTCCGCTTTCGATTACATTATCAACCATTCTTTTGCCTGTCAATATTGCATCTTTTTTGGTAAAAGTTGGCTCGTACATTGTCGCGAATTGCTCTGAATTTTCTAAAAATAATTTTGAATTTGCTCCCATTTTTATTTATTTAAAAAGTTTATATATGTTTTATATGATTCATAAACTGCTTGAATTTTTTTAAATTCATCAGTATTTCTTTTAGTTTCAAATTCTTCTGAACTATTAAAAAAATTATCCCATTCTTCAATAGTCTTACTTTTGCAACCAATATTTATTTTATTACCTTTTATTGATGTTCTCCATTTGCAAAATGGTTGTAAATCAGCTCTCGATAAATCAGCTCCCGATAAATAAGCTCCAAATAAATTAGCTCTCGATAAATAAGCTCCAAATAAATTAGCTCCCGATAAATCAGCTCCCGATAAATCAGCTCCCGATAAATAAGCTCCCGATAAATCAGCTCTCGATAAATTAGCTTCCGATAAATTAGCTTCCGATAAATCAGCTCTCGATAAATCAGCTCCCGATAAATAAGCTCCCGATAAATTAGTTTTATTTTTTATAGCATCTAATATAGCATCCTTTATAGTTGCATTTTCTGAAATATATGTATAAATAATTTCTCCTGTAAATCTATTTTTAATTTCTATTGTTTTCATTTTATTTTTTGATAAGCGTTACACATTTTCTCGTTGTTTGAGTAGTGGACTGATTGGACGGTCTTACGCATCCATTTGTCGAATTTTTTAATTTGTTTTAATTTCTCTTCCATTTTTCTAAGATTTTTTTGATTGTTTGTTTGATTTCGTTTTCTGACTCGATTGGGATCAACCTCTTTATTATTTTGGTTTGAGTTCCCTCTTTAAATTTGGACTTACGCCCAGCGTTTTTTTTATTCATCGTCTTCAATTAAATTAAGTAAATTATTAAGAGTCATTTCAAGGTCAAAAAAGACACAAATTGAACTTGCCTCGCTAATTGATAAACCAAATACGCTAGTATTGTATTGTAAGCTCAATTCGATTTTTTCTGCTGAGGTTGGATATTGCTCTTTTAAATTTTCTAATTTTTTTAAATATTCCGGTTTTAGTCTTTCTAGTAAATTCATAATTTATAATAATAATTGATTAGTCTGTCCTGTATTGCTATTAATTTTTTTGCTTTGTCTAAGTTGTCGTTTAAATTTAAACCTAGTCCAACCATTTTAATGTGGTTTTGAAACTTAAGCTCTGCGTTCTCAATCATTTTTAAGATTGCAATTTTTTTGCGATGTTCATGGATTAGTCTTTTAGTATCCATATCTAAAAATTATTTGTAATAAAAAATAACTTGCTGCGATTAGAAAAAAGCTGTAATAAAATTTTTTTGATTTCATAATTAAAATATTTGTTTGTTAATAATAGAGCAAAGATACAATCAATTTTTAATTTTAGGTACTTAAATTAAATTTTAACATTTTATTAACATAGTTGAATTATACGCAATCGGGTATAATTATACGTATTTATTCGCATTTATACGCAAAAGGGTATAAAAAAACCACTTAAAAAAGTGGCTTTGATTTGCTTAAGTCTGTGACGTCTCCAGTTAAGCGAATAAATTTAGTTTCTTATTGAGGTAGTATAATAAGATTAATAATAAAATAAGCCACAACCACCAAAAATCACTTATAAACGAAGTTTTGCGCTCTATTTGTTTAACGCTTGTTTTAGATTGCGTGGTTGTCTTAATATTTTCTTTATGACTACTTTGTACTATTTCGCTTTTTAGTGTCTTATTCGAGCTGTTTTCAACTCTGTGACGTATTTTAGCGTTACGATAAGACGTTTTTTTACCTTGACTATCAATGATAATAATAGGTTTACACGTATCGACTGGCTCAATATAAAAATCATTGACAACTTTGTCAATATTATACGCCGTATTTGTGACAATTTTAGTAGTGTCCGAGATGCTTACCTCAGTTTTTGTCGTCGTTTCTGTATTACTTTTGTTTACTTTACGAGTTCCGCACCCAACTAAAAGCAATAATATTAATATATATTTGATTTTATTTTCCATTATAAGTACATTATCGGATTTTATTTTCTACTATTCTAAGGTTATTGACCTCATAATCGCCGTTTTTTTCCACTAAAATATGAGCAAAGCCGTTATTCCAACTATTAAACGGCATGTACTCAGGTTGTAAACCACATAAACAACCAACGCTCCACGTTGTTGTTACGTTTCCACTTAAGGAAACCTCAGTATGTTCGGAAGTTCTATGGTGATGCCCAATAATTGAGCTTTCTTTTGCTTTCATATACAATCCTCGCGCTGGATTAACTGGAGGAGCAAAACCGCTAAAAAATTCGTGTCCGTGTAAAAGTGGTAATTTACCAGCCTTTGCAATTTGCTTACTTTTTACCTCCTGGACGCCAGCCTCTCCAAATCTTAAAATCGTTGATAGTTCAAAATCAGGAATACCTAAAAGCTCAGGAGCTTGCAATTTTAAAAAGTTTTGCCAACGATCCTCATGATTTCCTATTTTGTAATAAATCGGAGCTTGGAAGTGATCCTGTAAATTTTTTAAAAAGTTTCGAGTCATCTCCAACTCGTCAGCCATATTCCTTAGGCGTCTATCTTTAATAAATCGGCTTAACATATACATATCGATAGTATCGCCGTTTAAATAAACGCAATCTACTTTCTCGCTTTTACCATAATCGAGAGCTAATTTAAGAGCGTCGTTATTTTGATAGGGGAAGTGGATATCACTTAAAAATAAAATGTTTTTGTTTGGGACTATTACTTCGCTTTGCTTTTCGTAGTCCGACTCTGGTAACTCAAAATTTTTAGTCATAAATTGTTTTTTTTCCTTTGTTGTTCTTTCTGAGATTGTTTCTTTTAATTTTATATTAAGTTCGCCTCGATGCGCTCTTACAAGTCCTCGAGCTGCCTCTACACTATTAAAGTCAAGCGGATAATCTGCAACCAATAAACGAGAGATTGCGTTCGTGGATGCGTGTGGAAATTTAAGTAAATATTCTCTAACAATTTCACCCTTATAAGTTACTTTTTTCATAATATAAATCGCTTTCCTGTTCTCTCCTAATTGTTAATCCTTTTATCTCTTTGCCTCCAGCCTTATTCCATTTTAAAAACTCGTTTTTAATGGTTAAGTCGTCAGGATTAAAATTGACTTTTTTTAATAATGTACTTTTAGCTAATCCATTAACTCCTATATTATAAGCAAAACTCACTAAGGCGTTAAATTGATTTTGATTAACATTTGATTTTATCAATTCACTTACTTTCAAAGCAAATTTATCGGCTATAAATTTAAACAATTCGAATGCCTCTTGCTTAGTAATTGCTTTGTCTTGCATCGTCACCTTTTTACCATTTGGATAGTAACAATTTCCATATCCAATCGTCGGAATTTTAGCCGGACAAAGGTAAGGAATTAAGCTCAAGCCTTCAAATTTACAAATTAAAAGATAACCAGCGTTATTTAATTTCATTATTTTTTGATTTTTCCATAAGATACCAACGGCGCAAGGTATATCCTGAGGCTAATAAAAAAGCGACGATTTTCATTGTAGCGTCAACGTCTGCGAATGATATTGCGTAAAAAGTTCCTGTCAATAGGGATGGTTTTAAGTCAAGGAAGTATTGTCTCATTTTCGTAATTGTGTAACTATCTCCGTAAATCCTTGAATGCCTATGTAAGCCGTAGCAATCACAACCCAATCGGATGAGGTTAATGTTTGATTAAATAATCCAACGCAAGCGATTGCGAAAACTAATAATTTTCGAGATATTAATTTATTTAAAATATAATCAAATTGCTGTCGGCTCATAGTCTATGTATTCAATTTTTTTCTCTTCTTTATTGTAAGAAGTTTTTAAAATTATTTTTCTATTGTCGGAGTTATAAGATACATAAATACTTTGAGGATTTGTTGCACTTCCAAACATCCAAATTAAAACATCAAAATTAAAATTATCTTTTATATAATTAAATATTTCTCCGCTTTTTTCTGAGGATATTTTTAACGCATCGCCATTGTAGTATGGTAAGCCTTGAGATATTTTTTTCCCTAAGTCAAAATTTATAAATCCATTTTCAATTTTAATTATTTCGCCAAACTCGGTAACTAATTGCTCAAATATATTCTCAGCGATCAATTTACCATTTTTTATTTGATCTTTATTTGGAGTATTTTCAATTTTAAAAAACTCCTTACCTTTATAATCAATCCAATTATCAAAAGTTATATTTTTACTTATATTTTTCATAATTAACATTCAGTTCTAAAATTTGAAACATAACTATATCCATCACTTCTTAAAAAATAATTAAAAGAACATCCAGCATTATCGCTAAATTGTTGCGTAGCTCCAAAACTTGGTTGTTCATATCCACTATCAATATTTGCATAAGTAACTACTCCGTCTCTTTCTTGTTGTACGTCAAACATAAAATTATTTTGATTTTGTAAAAAATTATATCCTCCAATTTCAATATTACCACTTATTTCTGAAATTCCACTATAATCATTACCCTCATTATCTGTAGCTTCATAATAAACAATTAAATAATAATTATATGATATAAATGAATCAAGTTCAGCATCATAATTAAAATCATCTAATAAAGGAGTGCAATAAAATTCTATTTTTATTTCCTCATCGCCATAGCAATTTGAACTAAAATTTAAAATATTATCATAACAATCACGAGAATTTATTCCAGTTGGCTCAATACTTATTTCTTGGTCTATTTCAGTCGTACGAGCAATAACTTTTCCAAATGAATTTATACCATTAATATTGTAAAATACCCTATCATTTATTTGAAAATCATTATATCCATAATTAGTAGTATAATATTGATCTCCATCAACAACACAATCGGCAACAATATATCTAGTAAATTCTGGAGGAGGAGGCGCTGAGCCTATTATCCTAAAATTATTCGTTCCTAGTCCTAATCTGTTCATTTTTACTCTCCTCTTAAATAAGCGATTACATCTCCACTTAGTCCGTCAACAATTAAATCTCCATATATTACCATTCCAGCCTTTAAGTTTATATTTCTACTTCCGTCGCCTCTTCTTGACGAGATAATATCAATTGAACAATCTGTCAAAGCCATAATACTTGAGAAACTTTCCCCCTCTTGAGATCCTGTACTCTCTAATAATCTAAATCCAAAATCTCCAAACTCTGCAACTTGGTACTCGTGGTCTGTTCTAATATCTTTACTCATTTTTTTTAATTTTTTTGTTATTTTTTAATTTTACTATAAATTTTTTTAATTTCTTAATGTTTACCTCTGTTCTTTTGTCTGTTTTCCTCATATTAATATGGTTTATCTAGCCACCATTTACCGCAAATTAAATTTGAGCGTATTGGATTGACTATATTTGTCGAACTACTTACGTACTCAGGCAAATGGTATTTTGCCAACCAACGGAACATCCTATCTCGGTACATTTCCGATTTTAGTCTCATATTATTAACTAAATAATCAACTTCGGTCTTATCGATAGCAACTGAGTTGTCAGGTTGCGCCTTAAATATTCCATTATTATTAACTTTGTAAGCTCCGATTAAAAGATATTCAACCGCTGCCGCTGCAATTATAAACGGAACTATATATCCCTCATATAAAGTTAAATATTCATTTTCTAACTCGTCATTTTCAAAGTCTAAACAAATTTTATTATATAAAGTTTCACCTAAAATCTCCTCAAGTCTAGTCCTTTGAGCGTCTGCGATACATGGGATATATAAATCAATATCAATATTCCCACCCAAAAGGGTATTTTTAGTTAATTCGTTCTCTCTTAAAAGTATTGTCGTTGCCATTATTGTCTATAATTTGGTTTTAATGACCAGTAATTGTTACTCTGTGAGGCAATTTGTGCCACTTCAATCTCATTCTCTTGCCATTTTGCTTGAGGTCTGTCGGCTGGATCTAGGTCTAAAATCATTTTTCGAGCCTCGTTTACTCCGATTTGTTTGTTATTTTTACGCAAATATATTTTTCTCATCCAAAAATGTTGGCAATTTACGCCTCCTTTGTATAACCAAATTGAGTAATTGTCTGCTCCCTCAGCTCCAAAGCCTGGATTGACAACTTTTGTCTCAGCGATTGTTATATCCTCTTTGCGATAAGTACGTCCAGCGCTTACCATTTTATTACAAAAATCTCTTTGCGCTCCCAAACTACCCTCATAAGAATATCGTATCTTAAAAAGCTCCGTGTCTTGTTCGCTTGTTACATTTGGGAAACTTGCAAATGATCTCGCTAAGTTTAAAGTTATTTCATTAATCTCAAGGTCTTTTGTTACTGGTATTGCATCAATCTCAATCCACTCGTCCTCGTTTACAATTTCGCCCATTTCAATAAGAGCGTCCGCAACTTCTAAGAGTCTGTTGTCGTCTTTTGAGCAACAAACGTGTTGACTTGCTAATTGAGTCGGAGCAACTATTGGCGTTTCTGCAATTGCTTGCTCTTCACCTCTTAGGTTTTCAAATTGTAAGTCCAAAGTAATTCCGTTAACGGCAAAAATATCCATTAATCCGTCCAAAATAATTTCTTGTTTTGGTCTAATTACATTTATCATTAATTCCTCAAAACCCACTTTTATTTCGTCAGCGTTTGAGCTGAAACCATTTGCGTCTTTTATTCCAACTAACATTGGAGACGTTAATTTGTGAGACGTGCAAAGTTGTTGACGAGCCTCGCTACTTAAGTAATCATATTGCTGGTGAGCGTCTGAAACCTCAAGCGCTGAAATTGTTATCTCGCTATCTTTATTATCGTTCCAATTTAAAAAGAACGCTCCAGCGTTTTGTGATCCTGTTAAGTGGTTGCGAATTTGTCTCGTATTTTCTTGGATTGTCTCTGCGCTTTCTTGGATGCCACAATTCATATTGATAATATGACCGAATGACAAACCTTTTTGAATGTGATTGATTGAGTAGTTGCTTATTTCCTCCTCCATTTTAGCCCATGAAATCCCTGAGACATAACTCGGATTGCTATAATAAAATTGTCCAACCTGGTAATCACGAATTATATAAATTTCAGAGCGTTCGCCTATTCCCTCACCATAACCAAAAGCATCGAAACGCTCTGGCTTGTATTTGGTTACATTCGAAAAATCATAACTATAATAATATCCTGTAATATCTCCGTCTTCATTTGCAACCTCAGGAGCAATCCTTTGCTTTGCTATATGAAAGCATCTTTGGATTTTATTATTTATATATTTTACCTCAAGCGATGCCTCGCCAAACATTTCAAAATCCTTACAAATTTTTCGTAAATCTTTTTTAGAAACTAACGACATAATCGCAGCCCACTCAGACGGTTTTTGTGATTTGCCATTTGAAGTCAAACCCTTACCATAAATAAAATGACTATATGAGTCAATTATCGCTGAGTTAGTTGGCGATCCATTGTAAGCGTCAATAATAATTTGATAAAATGAATTTTTATCTCCATTTAAAACCCACTTTTTACCGCTCACCTCTCTAATTTCTGGGCGAATGTAGTTTGATAGGTTTATAATTTGTAATTTCTCCATAAATTTATACTTTTAGAACTCCTTTATTAAGTTCAAAATTTTCGAGGTCTGTTTGAGCTGTTGAAAATGCCTTGCCTCTATATATTAAATTGTCATCCTCATTGATTGTAATCTCAAAACTTTGTCCCTCTTTTAAAATTGGCTCTTCAAAAACTAATTTTAAAATATTATTTTGGTAAATTGTCTCTAAAATTTCAATCTCTGTCGTCGTATCTCTTAGCTCATCCCTTAAATAAAACGTCAATTCGCCCTCATTATAATAACGAGGAATGCATTTGAATTGGTAAGGAGCTGTTAAATTAAATATCCACATATATATATAACTTAAAAATAACGTTTTGTAACAAAAAAAGCCACCGAAGTGACTTTTTTTTAAACAAACTATGAAAGAAAATTAGGAAACAACCGAGTTGCTAACCAAAGCGTATAATGCGCTCTTAGTTGCTGAGTCCAAAAATGGACTTAAATTGCTCTCTTCAGCAGTAATTGTCAAAGTGAAACCTGATAAATCGGCTCCAGCTCCTCCGGTTACTTTTGTGCAGTTTGCCATTGTTCCGTTAGCTGCACCAACTAAAAGAATATTCCCATTGTAATCCTCTACGAAAACGTAAGGACGAGACGCGCAAATTAATTGAATTTGACCTTGCAAGTCAGCCGATAATTTAGGAAGTGTAACCGCTAACGATTGAGCGTTTAAAAATGTTCCGTTATCCTGTGAGCTTGTTCCAGTTTCTGTCAACGTATTTGTTGTCGCTTTAACTTCGTATTTGAAAACTTCATCCAAAGATCCCAAGTCTGTAACTTGGTGCGCTGCAATTACAAAACTATAATCGTCATAATTGGCGAAGTATAAATTTTTGTAACCACCTCTTTGATCCTTGCATCCTAAAAGTTTTCCTTTTGATATAAGACAAGACATATTTTTGTGATTTTTTTATTAAAAACCGCCCAACTTAATGAGCGGTATTTTTGTTAATTAATTAGTCTAAAGATAACCAAACGATCTCCTCTGCGTTGTAGTATCCAACACCTACGTTGTAAACTACTTTTCCTCTAACTTTACCAGTCAATAAACCGATTTCGTCTTCGTCAACAAGTGCAACTTGGTTGTGATCTGCTGTTAATCCAGTAGCAAAAACTAAGTTTTTCTTTTCGTAGATAACAACTGAATTACTTGGTAATCCGTTTAATACTGTTAACGTGTGACGTCCAAATGCCAAAGCAAAATCAGTATTTCCCATTCCATAAACAATCCCTTGAGTAGATAAGTAAAAAGCGTAAGCCTGAGCAACGTCTGGAGATACAGCAATTACTAACTCTTTATTTCTCAAAGCAACAGGCACTCCGTTTAAAGCTGGTTTCAAATATTTGCTTAATACGTTAGCCTCAGTAACAGCAGCGTCAGCAGTTGGCTTAATAACGTCTCCGTCAGCAGCGAACAAAGTTAAGAATCCGTCGAAGTTAGCGCTAGAAGTCCAAATGTCAGACTCTAATTTTTCACCGATAGCTCCTAAAACCTCAGCTTGGATTGCGTCCATTATGTCGCTTGGTGCAGTTGCGTTAGCAGCTCCTCCACCCATAATTCCGTCAGACCATGTTTGTCTAAAATCTTCTTTACAAACATCAAAATCATTTTTGAATTTGAAAGGCTCGATAGTATTTTCGTTTAATACGATTGTACCAGCTGGAGCAAAACCGCAAGTGTAAGCAGTTGTTCCGTCAGTATAAGCGATTTTACGCAAAGACAATTTAAAGTTTACATTCTCAGCGATTGTTACCGCACCTTTTTCGATTGTATCAATCGTTTTGAACGCTTGACCGATAATTGCACCGGCAGCCGTTCCGTTGTAGTTTGAACTTACATTTGTAGTTGTAGCCATTTTTTAAAATTTAATTTTTTAAGTTATTTAATATTTTTTGTGATCTAGTTAGTTTCACATTTTTTGTTGAAGTTTCAGCAACTTCAGGCTTTGCTTTTGTTGACGCTTTTACCTCAACTTGAGTAGTTTTTACCTCAGCAATTTGAGCGCTTAATTCGGTACGAATTGCCTCAATTTGTTTTGATACTTCAACGCTCATATTGGTAACGATAGCTTTTATCATTTCCTCAGTTGACATTTCCACAGCCTCAGCCTCAGCCGGAGCTGCGTCTGGAGTTTCTTCTTCAACCATTGCGTCTTTAATTTCAGCAATTTTACCCTCTTCGGTAATTACTAAAATTCTTCCGTCTTCAAGTTCGTGCTCTCCAATTGGAGCTGGAACTTTGTCGCCATTTTCAGCTACAATCATAACTGATTTTCCAGCCTCAAAAGCCTCAGCCTCTAAAATGGTAACACCATCTTTTAGCATCATCGTCATCATTGAAACTTCGATAGTTTCAATAACTTCAACTTGCTCAGCCTCGTTCGATAATTTTACCGATGCGAAACCCTCTTTTATCGCATTAACGATAGTTTCTAAATTCATATTAATTTCTGTTTTTAAATTTACTTTCTCCATGTCAAAGACTCCATCAATCGAAAATCCTTTAACTTTGCCAGTCTTAATGTAGTCGTTCCAAATCTCGTCGTTATTAACTTTCATTAAACCAAATAACGTACCTACTGGCTCACTAAATCCGTATAAAACAGATTTGTCGTGTACTTCATCCTCTTTTATCCAAGTCTCAACAAACGTAACATTTGGAATTGATTTTCCTGAATGTTCAATCGTTGAATTATTTTGATATCCTTGTTGTACAAAATTATGTTGAACTTGTTTAATCGTTTCTTTTGGGAACATAATATTATATTCGTGTCCGTCCTGATTACGATAAATTAATTGATCCGGAATTAATACTGGTCCAACTAAAATTCTTTGTTCCTCATTTATTGTAGCTAATTTGATTTCTTTATTTTTTGAAAGTGAAATAAAATTAGACTCAATCGCTGGATCTGAAACTAACGAGATTGCATAAACTCCCTCGTTTTCTTGTTCGTTAAATAAAACTTTGTAAGTCTCCATATTACTATAACTTTTTTTTTATGTTTTGTTATAAACTTTTTGCATTAAATTTTAATTTAATGACATAACTTTTTTTCATTTTTAAGGTTTTAACCTTAAATATTTAACTTTAATTCTAAGGCTATTTTTAAGCGTTTATTTTAATTAAAAGGACTTTATATATATTATATCGTCTTTTTAAAGTTTTTCAATTTAACGCAAAATCCTAATAAAATCAATACCTCACAGCCCAAGTTTTTATCTATTATAATAATTTTTATAATAGATTTTATTTATATTAAATCGATGCGTTTGATATAATATTCCTATCTAACGCCTGAGCTGTTGATACGTCAGAGGCTACAACGTAGCTCTTAATCGGAGTTTGTGATTGCTCTCCAATTGTCTGAGCAAGTTGATTTGTTGAGCTAGATCCAACCGTGTTGAAACTCGGAGCGGTCATACTTGGAGCGCTACCACCTTGAGCGCCACCTCCACCGCCACCACCTCCGCCAGGAATTTGAACTGATACGATATCCTGTACCGCTTTAAATCCTGTCGCTGCGATTATAGCAACGTTGGCAATTTTCAATCCAATTTCAAAAGGAGTGACGGTTTTGGTTGCAAGCTCTGCCGTTATACCTTGATACGTATTAATCAAAGCGGCTGCCGCTGCCATTGCTTTTCCAGCTGCCGTATTTTTACCCAATAAGTCAGCGCCTTTGCTTAACGTTTCGGAAGTTTTAGCGAATAGGGCTTGCTTTGCTGCTGCTGTTTTTTTAGCAATTTCAACTTCTGCCGCTCCTTGATCCTCATCGGATTTTTTCTTTTTAGCTTTTGCCTCAGCGTCCAAATTTTCTAAATCTGAATTGTGTTGCATTTCAAGTTCAAAAGTACTTTTACCAGCTGCCTCTAAAATAGCTTTTTTCTCCTCGTATTCTCTATTGAGTTTTTGAGTTGGAGTTTCTTGACTTTGAGCTAAATCGTCAATAATTTTTTGAGCGTCTTCCTGTCTTTTTTTCTCTGCCTCTGCTTGACTTTTATTTAAGTCTTCAATTCCTTTTTGAGTCTCTTCGTCAAATTTCTTTTTGTCTTCGGCTTTTTTCTTTGCTGCTGCATCTGCCTCCTCTTTTGCTTTTGTCGCAGCCTCTTTATTTTTATCGGCTACCTCTTTATTGTGATTGGTTTGCGATTGTAATATTTCAACCTGGTGACGATTTTGAATATCTCTTTTTTCGTCAAAGGCTTTTTGTACGTTTTGATTTTGTTTGTTATAATCTAAAATTGATTTGTTTAGTGTCTCCTGTTGTTTTTTAATCAACTCCTCATCCGCTCCAGCCGACTTCAAAGACGCTAAATAATTCTTATTTTTTTCGTAAGTATTAAACGCAATCGCTCTAGCCGATTTCTCATAAGCAATTTTCTCATCAATCAATTTAATTTCTAACGCTCTAATTGAGTCCGCACTCGCTCCTGACGCTTTCGCCATTGCTAGCTCCTGATTTTGTTTATTTTGTAGCTCGGAATTATTACGCTCTAAAGTTTTGGTTTGATTGTCTAAGGCTTTCTTATTCGCGTCAACGGCTGCCGTATTTTTAGCGGCTGCTGCTGAGCTTTCTTTAAAATAATTAACAAGCGCAACTCCTGCTGCAATTAACGCCACAATTCCAGCTACAATCGCACCGATTGGATTTGCCATAATAGCCGCATTCCATAACCACTGACCGGCTGTGACTAATTTTTGTACTATTGAATAAGACTTCGCAACGGCTGCCAATTGTTTGAATGAGTCAACGCTCTCGCCAATTGTTTGTAAGCCTTGAGACAACGCCATTGCGCTTTGAACTTTTAAAAGCGTTTGCTCTACCTCTTTGGATTGCCCACCAAATAACGCTTGAGCGCCTTGAACAGCTGCAAAACCTCCAGCAACTCCAGCCAAAGACGAACTTAACGCCTTAAATTTAGCGTCAGGATTAAAGGCATCCGTTAAATTTTTAGCGTCTGCGATTTTGTCCTTTAACTCAGCGGCTTTCTTAGCGGCATTCGCTGCCTCGACTGAAGTAACTCCAAACTTATCGGATAAAACAGCGACCTCAGCTTGAGCCTGTCTTAATTGTGATTTTAAACTCCCAACCGCCTCGTCTGCGTTGCCTTGTATGTTTATGTCAATTACTTTTTCAATCGCCATTTTAATAAGTCTTTAAATTGTTGTAAATAGTTTTTTTTAAGTTCGTATTTTCCCTTAGCGGTTGCGATTATTTCATTGTGTTCGTATTGCTCAGCGTGTTTGAGCATCTCTAAAATATTGTTTATCATAATTCATTTAAAAGCTCCATGTCGCTCTCTCCAGTTGTTAAGTTAGTAGTAATTTTATTTATTCTAAATAGACGATCCACAATTTTAAACCTGTCATTTAATTTGAATTTTATCAAAACACTCAAAGGCAAAATCGCCTTAATTTTTGTTAGTCTATTTTTAGGGTTAAAAACTTGCATAATATAATCCTGATAATATTTTAAAAATAATGTATCGGTAAAATTATTCCCAAACGTCCACTCGTTCAACTCAGCCTTAAAATTTATATTTGTCTTACTTACATTTGGATCAAAACTTCGAGAGTTTGACGGAGCAATATAAGACGTGATTTGTTGGTGAGTTGACGTCGTAGGTTTGAATGACATATTTGAAACTCCAGTAACTAAAATCGGATAAAACAAAAGTGGCTTTCCTAGAGCTGCCTCGTAGTTCCCTGTTGCAGCGTTGAAGTTATCCGTTGCCGAGTAACCCCATTGTATATTTGTCGGAGTCGTTGCGTTGTTTACGTCAAATATTCTCTCATATTTAAAGTGAGAAAATGGAAGAGTAACTTTGTAAATTCCTCCGTCAATATCCGGTAACTCATTATAAATTTCCTTTGCCCAATCGTAGTTAAATTGTTGAGAATGTTTAAGAGCTAAAAGTGTATTTGTGTCTTCATATCCAAACTCGATTTGTTTAAAAGGCAAAGCAACATTAACGCTTTTTTGATCTACTTTTATATATGGAGTAATATCTAAAACGTTACCAGTAGAATAATAATCGTTTAAAGTTCTAACAATTATTACTCCATTTTCAACATAAGCGGTTAGATTAAACATTTTAAAAATACCACTTAAAAAATCGATTACTTTTATCTCAGGAATTTGCTGTGCTATATCAAATATAAAAGTATTATTTGTATTAAAATTACCTGTACTATAAAAATCATAATTTATAAATGGTTGTCCGTAAGGATCTGTATCATAAAATGGTAAACCTATTTGTACATCTATTGTAATTATTGATTGACTTTGGATATTAAAAGTATATAATCCAACATCTGTATATCCTAAATTTAAAGTACTATTTCCATTTAAAGTATTACTTTGATAATATAAAATTCCATTTCTAAATACACTTATTTTATAGTCAGTTGTAGATGAAGTAATAGTTTGAATAGTGGCTACACCGGCGTTTAAAAACTGATAAACTTCTAAAGTACTAGAATTTATAAAAGAACTAACAACACCAGTTCCACTCCAAATATTGATTAATTCAGGAGGTAAAATTCCACCCTCAGCTCCTTGAACGTCTCCCTTAGCCCTATGCAACCATAAAAATAAATTATAATAATCTAAATTAGTGCTATTAAAAAAATCATTACTAAAAACCAATCCGTATTGAGTTGCGATAGCCTGTATTATTTTATCAACTCTAATCGCATATTTTAAATCCGACCATAAAAGCCCATGATTATGACCTCCTCCATTTTGAAAATATAAATTGTGAGGATCTTCGCTATGTCCTGCGCTACTATCAAAATAATATCTATTTGTGTGTGATATAAATGGAGCAATCACGTCGGTTGACGCTGGATTTGCTTGTAATTTTGATAGTATAGTTGTATTATTATAAGTTAAATTATAACTTGCTAAAGGCAAAGCGTTCAATTTATCCTCTCCGATTACGTCTTTTAGGTTAATTGTATCGCCATAATAGGTAACTTTATAGGCAAAAGGCTGGTTGTTCTTCATATCAACTCCCTCTAATTTGACCTTTCCACTATTAAATCGATTACTATCAATCTCAATATAAGCGTCAATCTTTACTCTCGCATCAAATCCTCCGTCAATATCGTAATTATAGTAATGTTTAAATATTTTATTGTTTTCATTTGTCGCTGGAAGTGTAAAAGTTTTGCTGAAATTGGTAAAAATTTTAGATATTTCCTGTACGTCCTGGATGACTTGAGTTATAGATATAGTTTCATCGTTAAATAAATCCGTTCTTTGGTATTTATTTATTGAATTGTTTTTTAAAAATAAAGCTAAATTTAAAATCATACTACGTCGTTAATTAAATTAAAGTTATATTGAAACTCTAACTCATAATTAATCATTCTATTTTTTAATTTTGTTTTTAACTCAGAGCTTTGAGTTTTTAGGCTTACTGGTTTTTTATCTAATAAAATCGTCTCGCTCAAAAGTAAGTCGGTTATTAATTCGCTATAATTTTCGTCAACCCAACCTGTATTTAATTTAATATTTTGAGATCCTGTAATATTAAACGATTTGCTTTGCCCTCTTAATGGATTGTAATTGACTTGCTCTGGCATCAATTTATATTCGTCGCTCTTTGCTGTTACACTATTCGTTTGCGCCTTAAAAAATGTTATTGTTTGCCAACCTCCATAACGATTAACAAAATCACAAAGTACTGGCGTATATTTAGGCTCACAAACTGGATAAGTATACATTGGTTGCAATACAATTGGCGAGCCTGTTGCTGGAGTGTACGTGATTGTAATTTTACACCCGTTAATAAAATTTGAATTTGATTTTATTAATGAAATTGGCTGAGCGAAATTAAATATACCAGCGTAACCAACTGCTAGGCTATTTGTATATGAATAAGCAACTCCGTCAATCCTTTCATATTTAACATCGACCGTCGTTGTGTTCGCTGTTGTTTTATCAATTATTAAATTAAAATACTGCATGTAAATTGACGGATAAGTATTTTGAGAATAATAATAATTTTTAATATCTGGATTTGTTAGTAATAACATTTTTACCTCTGCTGGATTTTGTAGTCCCTCAGAGTATTCAGTAAATCCATTCACGCCTATATAATAAAGCTCATCCAATAATGTATATGTCGTGCCTATTAATTTATATCTTTTAATTTTAAACACAGCCCATTCCTTATTTTGCTCAACCGCACCATAAAAAGGGACGTAAGTTGCACTAATATTTTCGATATATTCTTTTACAAAATTTGAAACGTTGTAGTAAGTTTGTCTTTGTGCTGTCGTTGGTATTGGTTTGCTTAATGTATATGTCGGAGTCGCTGGCGCACTTGATCCATAATTCCATATAAATATTTCAATTTTACTACCAATTTGCAAAGCCTCATTAATCTCAATTATAAAAGGACTTCTAACGTTTACTACTTTCATTTTGTATGATATTTTGTATCAATTAATTTTTCGTCAATATAAATTTCCTCTTTACAATCCCACAAAATAACGTACTCACTTGAGTCGATTATATTTTCGCTTTCAATTGTAAACGTTGGAATAATATCTTTATCTTTATAAATTTTAACTATATTCATTATATTTCTTTTAATGTAAATTTTAAAAACGACTCTAAATCCAAGCCGTATTTTTCAGTTATGTTATTGTCAAAATCTTTGTACTCATTATCAAAGGCATTCCTAAAAAACCTCGTCTCGTAAGTTCCAGTCCTATTGATTGAGTTTGTGATTGACGTCACCATCATACGACGATTAACAAACTCTCCTCCAGCTCCTCGCACTCCTTGAATGCCTTTTCGAATTACCCATTTATCAATCGCACCCCTTGAGGCGTTTGCTTTGTATGGAGAGTTAGGCGCTTTTGCACTTGACTCACTTCCTTTCGTTCCAAAGTCTAACTCCTTCCAATAATCCTCAGCGTAAAAATCAAACTCAATCGAATTTTTATTCTCTTTGGCTTTGTAATCTAACGACTTTGATAAATTTCCTGAGGCGTTGTGTGTTCCATAACGCCCTCCAGTTTTTAAATTGAGTCTTGCTCGCTCAACTACGGATGCGCCAAACTCATTTAGGGCTTGTTGTACGTTTTTAGTCTCCAATTTCGCAAATAGTAAAATCGTTATTCGGCACGCTTATCTCAATATCACACTTCCATCCGTCAAGCGCATTTGTAAACGCTAATAATATCGGTTGCAAAGTTGGATCGTTTTGCAATTCTATATCGTTATCACTTCTTTGCAATCTCATTTGAGTAATCATATAATTGAGGATTGCATGGCAAGTGTTTAAATTATCCAACTCGTTGTCATTGCCGAGAAATTTATCTTTAATATTTACCTTTGACATATTACGAATATCGACAACAGCCACCTCGAAAGTAAAATTGACAACTCCTGAGCTAATTGAAGAGCTGAGTATATTAATGTGAGCAAGTGGAAATATATTTTTCTTAACATTGTCTATTATATCCGTTCCGTGAGTGATTGTATTTAAAAGTGGTGCGCTTTCCAACGTACTTTTAATATATTCTATTGCCTGATAAAATGATCTCATTTTTTAAAGTGATTTTTAATTTGTTTTGCCTCTTCTTTGCTTTCGTCTATTAAGTAAGATAATAACGTGAGTGATTCATGAAGAGGCTCTGCTCCAACGTCTCGAGGCTTGATTCCAAGCTCACGCGAAAGTCTAACAAATGATTGATACCATCCCCATCGTTCGTGAAAACCTCCTCTAGAGATTTCTCCTCCCTCATCGCCTTGCTCTCCAAATGCGATAGGATATTGCTCAATAATTCTTTGCTTAAATTCCAAAAAAAAAGTATTGATCCGATTACTATATCCATTCTAACATCGTTAAATAACTCCGCTTTGCTCTCGTCTCCGTCGTATGCCTCAATCGAATAAAATGGATAAATCTTTTTTGTTATTGGTCGATACATTACCGACATTAATAAACTTAAATTCTCATCCGTTCCGAGTAACGAGTCAATCGTTGCATGTTCTCCAATTGTCATTTTGTCTAAGTTAGGAATAAACCCAAACTCAGTTCCATTCATTTTGAAAGTCTTAATGAGTTGTGGTTTTTGATCCAATACCTTAGCCAATAATTCGATAATCTCTGTAAAGTCGTTAACAGGTATTTTCATAACTTCAGCCACGCTGAGGTTACAAAATATCGCAACCATTTGAATACAGACAAACGTCTCATCGTCCTGGTTTTCTTTTACTACTTTTAAATATCTCAGATATTGAGATAGTTTTATGTCCTTTAAATCCGTTGGAATTATAACTCTCATATATATATAACTTAAAAATGTTGTTTTGTTTATAAATTTTATGTAATTATTACGCGTCTCGACTTATTTATCGCGAGGCTCATCATTGCAAAGTAACGAAGAGCGTCAATAGCGTGGTTATATTCGTCAATAGGTCGGTTTAATTTTTTGCCTGTTTTGTCAACGTCCCAACTATAACTCCTCAACTCTTTAATTAGGTTTGTACTTGACTTAGTAACTAAGATTTCCTTTTGCTGAAGTACTGAGATACCATAATTGATTGAGTCAGCTCCTTTGACTACTGGTTTAATATTGTAACCAGCTCGTCTTATCTCTTCAATACTTTTTGGCTCTGCTGAGTCTGCCCAAATTGGCGCCGTCCTTTCCTGTTTCATCAATCGAATTATATCTGAGTTTAAAAGTGAGGTGCTATAAATTAACTCGTCAACTATTATCTTACCATTATAATCATAAACAGCAATATGCGCTGTCGGATCGTTAGAGTATCCAAAGTCAAGTCCACTTCCTAAAAACTTTGCCTCAGTTGGTATGGTATCGATTTGCTCCCAGTTTTGAAATATTACTCCCTCGAGTGATCCGAGTTGACCTAGTCCGTAGACGTTCCACCAGTTCGCCCAATATGTTGACGTACTCGCTTTGTCTTTTGCCTTTTCAATCTCTTTGACGATTGCCGGATCAAGCGCCTCATTATCTTTATATGTTAAAATAACAAAGTCGGAGTCCTCATCGTTTAAGAGTTCCGTTTGCACCCAAAACTCATTCGTTGGATTGTAGTCTAAATAAATAAATTTTTTAGTACGGATTGCGAGTTGCTGGTAACTTTCAAAGTCGATATTATTGCACTCGTTTATAAATAAAATATCACGTCTCGCACCTCGTAATTTATCCGGTTGGTCAACGCTAAAAAATTCGATATAGGAATTATTAGAGAATGTATATTTAAGCGAAGAGCGATTGAAGTTGTTATCTCTCCAATTGTCAGTCATTAACATAATCTTTTGGAAGTCTTTTAAAGCTCCACGTTTCAAATGAGGAATTGACTCACTAACAATACTAATCTCTGAAAATGGATTTTGTATTGCGTAAGTAATTAAAAGCGGTAAAATAGAAAACGTCTTGGAACTACTCGTCCCACCTTGCACAATCCTAACTCGTTTTCTTAGTTTGGCAATTTTACTCTGAGCCGTTGTTTTCTGGAACATCTAAGTCTAAGGAATTAAAAATCGGTTTCTCAATACTTATATGCTGGTCAATTGTTTGCTTAGGCATTCCAAAGAAGTATTTAAACCACAATTCAATCGCCCATTTTTCTCCAGCTTGCATCGCTGCCTCGAGTTGTAAGATAGCCTCAGGTAAAAAAGGTTTCAATCTCTCGTAAGTGTCTTGCATCTCCGACTTAGTCATTAAACGCTTATCGTCAGTACGCATTGCTTTTGTGCTGTGACCGCCGTTTAATTTTCTCTTATCCATAATTAATCTAAATTAATTAATTAATTTGCTCCTTACCAATATACTTTCCCAAAATAACCTCATTATCCTTTAAAAATATAGACGTAAAGAATTTGTAGCCCTTATAAGACTTTGTTTTTAATAATTTGAATAAGTTGTTATCCATCCAAATTTCGTTTGCTGAGACGTCTCCTGGTGCGTTTTCGATTATAGCATCAAGGAATAAATAAAATTCCTCTTGCTGTTGTTTTTTCGTTGATTTTATCGATTTGCTCTTTGTTGTTGTCATAGTGTTCTTTTATTTTATACTTTTGTACAAACGACCATTTGTCACGTCCATTTGTAAAGTATATTTTATCAATTCCTAACTCTTTTGCGGTGCTATATAAATCGGAATTGTCTCCGTCTTTTTGTCTAGCTGTTAAAATTCTGACGTCTTTACCCTCAGATATAAACTTTGAGGCAATATCTTTCCCTTTTTTAGTTGAGAGCGTTCCGTCATAATCAAAACTAATCGGCATAAGAGTAGAGTTTAAATAAATCTTTAATTATCGTTTCATGTACTTTCGAACAAGTCGGACAATTTGAATTATCGATGCCAAAATAGTATAAATATAAACCATTCAAATATTCTATGTCTTCAAATACTAACTCAGTACGTTTTTTATCAATTACTCTTTGACCTTTTGCCTCTAAAAATAGAGTAAAATGTTCTTTGTCTATTGGAGTCATCTCTGACTTAACCTTTTTAAAGTTAAATAAACGATTGAGTTTAAATTGTCTATCCTTACAATTATCGCAAGGCTCAATTCCAACTGCTGAGGTTACTGCTGCAACTACGTCGCCTAGTCCCTGAATTTCTTTTTTAGTCCTTTTTTTTGCCATTTAGTTTTATTTTAACCATCTTATTAACTCGATGGATTGTTTGAATGTGTATTCCTGTTTGTCTCGATAGTTCCCTTTGTCCGTGTAATGTTGAAAGCTCAAATAAAGTCCTTTCGTACCATGTCAAATCTTTGGAAAGTTCTTTATAATCAATTCCGTCGTTATATTCCTCCTCTTCAATTTCAAATTTACTAAAATCGTCAATTAAAATATCGTTATTTTTAAGAGAGTCATAAAATAATGACCTCAAAGTTACAAAAATATATCCGTCTGAAACCATTATAGTTTTATCGGATAATTTTATATACATATTTTGCACCAACTCGTCTGCTAAGTCTTTGCATTTGCAAATTTGCAAAGCCATTTTGCGCCACTGAGCGTCTTTTTTAGCGAGTTCGTGAATTATCAAAGCCTCATCGGATTAAAAAACTCACTTAAAAAATGTAAAATGTGAGTCTCATTTTCTATATAGTAAGCTGTTCCTCGAATAATTAACACAATTTCCTCTGGAGACTCTACCCAATAACCATCAATACTATCGACGTTCACTCGAAAATCGACAAACGAGCCGTTAAGACCTAAGTTGTCGTCCTCTTGCTCCAACCACATTTGAGTCGATATTGTGTACGGTTTTATCATATTACAAATATAGTAATTATATTGATATAACTAAAAAAAGTTATTTTGTAACAAATTTAGATAGTTTTTGTTTTAAATTCAATATTCCAATCACTCCAAACACAAACCAAACAGCCGTGTTTTTTAAGCTCTGAGAGCCTCAACTCTTGTAATGGACTCAATATACCATTTTCCTTTTTTACTTCAATAAACGTCGCCTGTCCGTCTTTGATAGCTAACAAGTCAGGAATGCCATTTGTTGAGGTCTTTATTAGTTTGGTAACAAAATACCCTTGCGCCTGGAGTTTCTTTTTTATCTTAGTTTGTATTTGTTGCTCTGTCATATATCAATATGTATTAAAAAACTAATTTTTCGTTTGATTGTAGGATAATTTTCAATTAACCATAAACTCAATTCATCTTTTTCAGTGTCATCAATATGAAACTCCGTATAAGTATGTATTTTATGACCATTAAATATTTCATTTTTTTGTAAGTGTTCAGGTATTTCTGATAACTTAATTACTGACCTTGTTATTTTTTCCATAATCTTATTTAATTAATTTTTCTAAGTTAATCAAATAAAATCTAAATTCGTTTAAAAGGATTTCGTAATATTCTAAACTTACTTCTAAAGTTTCCAAATGAGGCAAAGGAATATTTATTTTTTTATCATATTCGCAAATCTCTTTTGGTACATTTCCACCAACTTTTTCAACTACCATACAAAGGTTGTCTGTAGTTGCTCTTAACATACTGTTTAAATAAACTTGTCTGTCAATTAATCTTTGTAATTTTGAATTTTCCATAATATTTGTAGCATTTATCCTTGCAATCGGGTTTATTTGTTTTTAAATTGTTCAAACCATTCTGTTAATGTTGATTTACCTCCTGCAAATAAAAAAGCTGTATGTTCACATAATATGTGATATACTTCTTCCTCACTATAACTTCTTTCTTTTATAGTA